CAACTTTAGATGAGGTATCTCTAGTAACTGATCCTGCAATTGATTCTGCTCGCGTTAGCGAAGTAGCAGCTTCTGAAAATGAAGCACCAAAAGAAGATTCTGATTTAGCAACCGCTGATTCAGAGAAACCAACCGAAGGAGACCAAGTGTCTGACACTACCGCTCCTGCTCCTGCCGTTGAAGAAGCGGTAGAAGCAGCTAAAGCAAATATGGTTGAGGCAGCTCGCCCAGCCTTTTACACAGCACCTCGCCTTGAATTCACCAAGGCAAAATATCTTGAGAATAGCGTTCGCGCTAAGCTCGGTGATGACGATGCTCGCCAGTATGTTTTGGCAGCAGATGATACGACTTCCAATAACGCTGGCCTCATCCCAACTCGTCAGCTAACTGAAGTAATCAACCCACTATCAAATGCTGATCGTTCAACAATTGATGCAATCTCTCGCGGAGTCCTACCAGATGCTGGTATGAGCTTTGAGATTCCAAAGATTACAGCCGTTCCAACAGTTGAAGATGAGAACGAAGGCGATGCAATTGTCGAGACAGGAATGACCAACAGCTTCCTAACAGTAAATGTTAATAAGTATGCAGGTGGCCAGACCTTCTCCGTTGAACTTCTTGACCGAAGCAATCCAGTATTCTTTGATGAGCTAGTCCGTCAGATGGAATATGCTTACTCACTTGCAACAGATAAATTTGTTGCTGCTCAACTTCTTGCTAATGGTCAATTAGCACCAACAGCTCAAGCAAATAGCGCGACAGGCTTGCTTGGCTTCATTGCTGAAGCAGCTGCTGAAGTTTATGCTGATTCTCTTGGATTTGCTCGTAACTTAATTGTGACACCTGAGCAATGGTCAAAGATTATGAGCTACAACGATTCAGGCCGTCCAATCTACACAGCTTCACAGCCTCAAAACGCAGGTGGAGCAGTAAGCCCACAAAGCCTTCGCGGAAATGTTGCTGGACTTGATCTATATGTATCTCGCGCACTTGGCATCAACCAGAGCGCAGCTCCAACTGGAGATGGAACGATGGTTGTAATCAATCCTGATTCTTACACTTGGTATGAATCCAGCAGATTCCGTTTGCAGACAAATGTGGCTCTAAACGGCCAGATTGAGGTTGCTTACTACGGCTACGGCGCACTTGCCGTTAAAGTTGCAAATGGTTCTTGCCACTTCAACTTAACCTGATAAAACCCTAGTAGTGACGGCCAGTCCGCTCCCGAGCTGGCCGCTCACCGAACTGCTTGAAAGGATGACGAAATGCCAACAATAGTTACGGCCACAGAGCTTAGAACGATTCTTGGCGTTTCGTCATCCCTATATTCAGATGCTTACTTAAATGACATAGTAGATGCCTCGGAGAATCTAGTTCTCCCGATGCTAGTTACTTTCCAAAGCAAGATTAACAAAGTAAGACTTGAAGATAATATCGCTTACTTTATTACCGCTACAATCCAAGAATTTACCGAAGGCCAATCCGTAATCATTACAGGATGTGGCTCGCCATTTAACGGCACACACACAGTTTTAGCAGATGGATTATCAGATTATGAATTTGCCGTTGCAATCACCAATGCAGACATATTGGAAAAGAATGTTATCCCAGCAGGAAATGCTGCGCTCTCTGGACTATCAACCTATGTCGGAAATGCCAATGCTGAAGCTGCTATTCTGGCTATCTCCGTTGAAATCTTCCAAGCCAGAACTGCCGCTGGTGGATCAATCGAAGGCGTAGATTTCAGCGTTACACCATATCGGCTTTCAAAAAATTTACTCGCCAAAGTCACTGGCTTGCTTGGCCCATATCTTGATGTTGAAACTATGGTGGGCTAATGCCAGCATCAACAATTGCTACAGATGTTAGAGGCGCGATTAAGACTGCTTTGGCTGGATGCACCGCTAATATCTATGACTCAGTTCCAGAAGCGCCAATAGTTCCAGCAATTGTAGTAGTGCCAGATGCGCCTTATATGGAGCTTGAAGTTTTAGGCAAATCAACTACTCGCGTCAAATTAAATTACACTATTACTGCTTGCGTTGCATATTTTAGCAACGCCGCATCACTAGACAATTTAGAGCAATTAATTATTAGTATTCTTGGAGCGCTAAACGCTTCCAAGTATGAGTTATCGACAGTCGATAGGCCGTCAGTAACAACAGTAGGAACAACCAATTTATTGGTTGCAGACATACGCTTGAGCGTCCGCTACGAGCAAACCGCATAGGAGACCTAAATGCCAACAACAGTAATAACTGGGCGCGATGTTAGTTTTACCATTGGTGGTAACAACTTCGATGCTCAAACTACTTCTGCAGTTTTAAGCTGCGAAACAATTATCGAGACTTATCAAACCCTTGATGGTCGCGCTTATAAGTCCGTAGATAAGCAATGGACTTTTACACTTGAACTATTGCAGGATTGGGGAGCGACTGGCTCTCTATTTGAAATTATGTGGGGCGTAGCAGAATCAGCGCCTAATACTGGAATCTCAACAGTATTTACAGCCGCATCTGGCGCAACTTTTACATTCCAAGTTCTGCCAATATTTCCAACAGCAGGAGGCGCAGCACCAGGAGCGCTAACTGACACTTGGACAATGACAGTAATTGGACAACCAGCAGAAAGCTTTGCCTAAGAAATCGGAGCATCGGGAGCTATGAAATTATCAATCACAATTGAATATAACTCTGGCGAATCAGCAACTTATATTGCTCAACCGCCAGAGTGGGCTAAGTGGGAAAAGGCAACTGGACACACTATTACCAAAGCTCAAGAAAATATAGGAATATGGGACTTAATGTTCTTGGCCTATAACGCTCACAAACGCGAAAGCGCTGGTAAGCCAATAAAGAGCTTTGAGATATGGATGGAAACAGTTGCCGACATTAAGACAGGCAACGATGACCCAAAAGCCATCAGCCCGACAGCGTAAGGCGGCTATTAGTAATAGTTGCTCTTAAGACTGGTATCCCAGTGCAGTATTGGGATGATTGGGACGATGTAGCAACGGCAGTCGAGCTGATAAAGGAGAGGGATAGCAATGGCTGAAGAAGTCTCAGCATTTGACCGGACAGAGCTTCGGCAAGTCTATAAAGCCTTCTCCTTACTAGGCGATGAAGCCAAAGCCGAGTCTCGCCAAGTTTCTAATAACCTTGCTACTTATCTTCAGCAACAAATTGCTGCTAAAGCTTCTACTCGGGTTCAAGGGCAACAAGCCATTAATCGAATCGTTAGCGGATCTAAAGTATCTAAGACCAGCACTACTGGCGAAATTAAATATGGCTTTGCTAGTCAAAGATTTAGCGGTGGAGCTAATACTCAAATGCTTTGGGCTGGCTTTGAATTTGGTTCAAATAAATTTAAGCAATTTCCTGCTTACTCTGGCAGACAAGGGCGCGGCTCTCGCGGATGGTTTATTTATCCAACTCTACGCCAAGAGCAGAAGAATATTGTGGCACAATGGACTCGAGCATTTAACAAAATATTAGATAAGTGGGGCATCGGTGGCATCTGATTCAAGAGCCTTAACGCTCAAACTTCTAGCAGATACAGCTGACTTTCAAAAGAAGCTAGCAAATGGATCTAAAGACATTGATTCTATTGGCGAGCGAGCCGCTGAATTTGGCAAGAAGGCAGCTGTTGCATTTGCCGCTGCTGGCGCAGCTATTGGCGCATTTGCAGTTAGCGCAGTTAAAGCAGCAGCGGAAGATGAGACAGCACAAAAACGCCTAGCTGCAACTATAGAAGCAACTACTGGGGCAACGGCTAAACAAATTGAGGGTGTAGAGCAATACATAAAGCAGACTTCGATTGCGATTGGCGTTGCTGACGATGGCTTGCGTCCAGCATTTACCCGATTAGTCCGATCAACGCAAGATGTTGAAGAAGCCCAAAAGTTGCTTAATTTAGCACTAGATTTAAGTGCAGCAACAGGCAAACCATTAGAAACTATAACTAATGCCCTTGGTAGAGCTTATGATGGCAATACAACAGCGCTTGGCAAATTAGGTTTAGGAATAGATAAATCTGACTTGGCCTCACAAACCTTTGATGAAACTTTCCAACAACTAACTAGCACCTTTGGTCAATTTGCTGAGAATGAAGCAGAGACAACAACTAAGCAAATGGAGCGCGTCAAGATTGCTCTTGATGAAGCCAAGGAATCTATTGGCGCTGCTTTGCTGCCAGTAGTTCAAGAACTTACCGCTTGGATATTAGACAACTTTATCCCAGCTCTAGAAGCATTTATCGCTGGCCTTACTGGTCAAGATAGCTTAGATGAGGCTTTAACTGATAGCCAAAAAACCGCTATTGAATGGGGTAAGAAGGTTAGAGGATTTATTAACACAGTTATTGATCTCAAAGATGAGCTTATGGTCGTTGCTGGGGTTTTAGCAACAGTTTTTGTAGCATCTAAAATAGCAGCTGGAGTTCAGGCAACTATTGTGCTTATCAACTTACTAATTGGCGCTTATACTGCTTTGCGTAATAGCGCGGTAGCCGCTGCTATCGCATCTCGATTTGCTTTGAATCCGTTGGCTGGTCTAGCAACTGGCGCAGCCGTAGTTGGCGCAATTATTGCTGCGACCAAGTTATTTGATAATCAAGCCAATGCAGCAGCAGGAACTGGAAGTAACACAGTCCCATCATCTAGTCTTCCATCGGGCTTTACTGCTGGAACGCCAGTTATTAGCGGTGGCGGTTTAACTGGTGGCGGTTCTATTGCAAGTGGAATTGGCGGTGGCAAGATAATTGCTCCAGTGGTTACAGGCACTATGCCTAGTTTCCCATCAGGGTTGAATCCAACTGGCAAGGCAATCCCATCTGGCTTTGATGTTGCAGCTGCTAGACGCGGAGACGAACGCGGCAATGTTGTAATAAATGTAAATGCGCCAAGCGCGATAGATGAAGAAGGATTTACTAGAGCAGTCATCTTGGCGCTAAACAATTCTACTAATCGCGGAACTACTGGCGCTGGCGATTTGAGAACCTCAGCCCAAATCCTATGACCCTTTGGACTCCCGATTGGAAGATTTTAGTCAATGGCGATGAATTAACTTCAGTAACTTTAAGCAACCTAACTATTACCTCTGGCCGTCAGGATATAAACTCACCTACTCCAGCAGGATATTGCTTACTAGAAGTCATAAATACCGATGGAACTAATTATGATTTTGGTATTAACACAGCAGTAACCATTGAAGTAAAAGATACGACTGGCGCTTATGTGGCTATTTTTGGCGGTCGCGTTTCAGACTTAAGGCAAATTGTCCGCAGCGCAGGATCAAGTGCAGTTATTACAAGTTTAAGAATTACCGCAATTGGCGCATTAGCCAAAACTCAAAGAGCAATATTTGACGGCAATTTAGCTGAAGGTTTAGACGGCGCTCAGATTACCGACTTGCTAGATGACCTATTGCTTTCCAGTTGGAATGAATTGCCACCAGCTGAAACTTGGGCAACCTATGAACCTGCTACTGAGATTTGGTCTGATGCTGGCGATATTGGACTTGGCGAGATTGACGCTGGCGAATACACAATGGCTAGCCGTCAAATTACCGATAGCGTCATTTACCCAATTATCAATCAAATTGCTAGCTCGGCCCTTGGTTATATGTATGAAGATGCTAATGGCAATATTAACTACGCGGATGCCAGCCATCGCCAAGATTATTTAATAGCCAACGGCTACACAGACTTAGACGCTTCTC